CCGACACCGCCGCGGCGCTGAAGGTGCTGACCCTGGCGCGCCGCGGCATCACCGGCAACGCCGCGCTGCGCCCGGTCGATGTGGCCGCCGAATTGATCCAGGCGGCCTGGCGGGAGTACACCGCCAGCATCGAGGAGGACGGCGAACGGGAGGCAGAATGACGACGCCAACCAAAGAGGAACTGAAAGCCTGGTTGCGCCGCTGGCAGGCAATCAAGCTGGCGGAGTACGCCGCTTTGGTGGAGAGCTACACCGAAGAGCAGCGCGAGCTTGTCCGCCGGATGAACCATGCTGCCCGGCAGGCGGAACTGTGCAAGCAGCGCCTGCAATTCCCGGATGGTGCGACGGGCAAGCGGAGCGACCAGGTGGCGTGGCCGGAGCCGCCACCGGCTATTGACTTCAAGGGCAAATTGGAATAGAATCAGTGCAACCCAGTCGAGGGTATTCACCCGTGACGCTACGGCTTGGCGCACGGGAATGCAGCGCCGAGGGATCGTTCCTCGGCGCTGTTTTTTTGTGCCTGCGAATCAGAGGAAGTGCTGAGAAAATTCAGCAGCGCTTCTGATGCGCCAACGTCGCCGTTATGCTGCGACTGCCAGTCCGACCCGCCGCGCTACACTGGTGGCATGAGACGCATTCTGCGGGTGGACATTGCAATCGACCTGCTGGCGCTGGCGGGGCTGGTGCTGGCGGGCGCGGCAGTGTGGCTGGCCTGGGGGCTGGCGGCGGCGCTGGGCTATGCCGGTGCCGCGCTGATCGTTGTAGCGATTGTGCTGGCGGCCACGCCAGGAGGACGGGCTGAATGAGTGTGCTGCGCTCTCTACTGGCGCCGTTGACACAGCGCGCCGCGCCGACTCCGTTGCCATCCTCGACGCTCTTCGATGTGATCGGCGGGCGCTCAGCCGCCGGTGTGACTGTGACGCCGATCGACTCGCTATCGGTCTCCACCGTGCAGGCGTGCATTGCGCTGATCTCGCGCTCACTGGCATCTGTGCCGCTGGTGCTCTACCGGCGGACGGCAGACGGCGGCCAGCAACCGGCGGAAGACCATCCGCTGTACACCATCCTGCACGATCTCAGCAACCCGATCCAGACCGCATTCGAGGTGCGGCAGCTTCTGTTCATCAGCGTGCTTCTATACGGCAACGGCTACGCCGAGATCGAGTGGGGCGCTGACGGCTATCCCCGCGCGCTGTGGCCGCTGTCGCCGGAGCAGGTGACGCTTTACCGCTCCAACGAGTCGCTCATCTACCAGGTTTATGGCGACACGTTCGGAATGTATGGCGCCACGCGCTGGGTGCCGGCCTGGCGTATGCACCATCTGCGTGGCCTGACCACGGCAGGCGGCTTGCTGGGCATCAGTCCGCTGCGGGCGGCAAACGCCATCGGGCTGGCGATGGCGACCGAGGAGTTTGGCGCGCGCTTTTTCGCACAGGGCGCGCGGCCAGGCTATATCCTGAGCCATCCCGGGCAGCTTTCCGATAAGGCGTATCAGCGACTCCAAAACTCGTGGAACGAGGGCGGCGGAGCGAACGCGCACAAGACCAAGATCGTCGAAGAAGGGATGAAGGTCGAGAAGACGGGCGTGGCGCCGGATGAAGCGCAATTCCTGCAAACCCGGGCGTTCCAGGTCGAGGAGATTTGCCGGATTTTCAACGTCTCCCCGGGGCTTGTCGGCGCGGTGCAGACGCAGACGTACGCGTCCGCCGAGCAAGACCTGATCCGCTTCCGAGAGTTGACGCTCGGCCCGTGGGCGCGCAATCATCGGGCTGCATTGCAGCGCGACCTGCTGACGGAGGCGGAGCGTAGCGATTACTTCATCCAGTACAAGCTGTCGGCGTTGCAGGCGACCGACCTGTTGACGCGCTACCGGGCGCACCAGATCGCACTGATGACCGGCTTCTCCACGCAGAACGAAGTCCGCAAGCTGGAAGACCTGAACCCGGTCGAGGGCGGCGACACGCTGTGGAGGCCGCTGAATATGGGCGTGACGGGCGAGCCGCCGCCGGACGAGGGCGACAAAAGCGAAACAGTTTCGCTTTTGCGCTCGTGGGTCGAGGACGTGCGCGCGCGGCTGACGGCGCGCATTGCAAACGATGTGCGGCAGTCCGGCGCCAAAGCGTTGCGGAACGGCGGCAGGGCGGCGCTCCAGGAGTGGGGAGAGCGGCAGATGTACGATTGGCGCGTGGCGGGCGAGGATATGCTTTCCAAAGTGCCAGGCGCCAACATGAACGAGGTGGGCGACTGGGTAGCGTCGGCCTACCAGGCGGCAGTGAAGGAGTTGATCAATGGCTGACATGGAACGGCGCTGCATGGCGGTCGATTTGCGCAGCGTGATGGGCGAGGCCGGCGCGCGGCGCCTGGAGGGCTACGCAGTGGTCTTCGGCTCGCTCTCCGAGGAGATGTTCGGCTTCCGGGAGATCATCGAACCCGGGGCATTCCGGGAGTCGCTCAGCACGAACCCGGACGTGCGCGCGCTCTTCAATCACGACCCGTCGCTGGTGCTGGGCCGCACGCTCAACGGCACGCTGGCGCTGGCAGAGGACGCGCACGGGCTGCGCGTGGCAATTACATTGCCCGACACCAGCTACGCGCGCGACGTGGTGACGCTGGTCGAGCGCGGCGACGTGAGCCAGATGAGCTTCGCCTTCTCCGTGCGCAAAAACGGCGAGACGTGGGCGACGGAGAACGGGCAGCTGGTGCGGCGGCTGCGAGCGCTTAACCTGTTCGATGTGTCCGTCGTCACTTTCCCGGCCTACGCTGCGACCACGGTCGCAGCCAGGGCGATGGAAATGGCGAGCAAAACAGAATCCGATGGCCGGGCGGCCACAGAGATAGAGGAGCCGGTGTACGACAGAGGCCGGGCGGCCGGGGTCGTGGCGGCGCTCCAACAGTCAATCGAGATTTTACGGAGGAGATAACATGGGAATTGTAGAACTACGCCGCCAACGCGCCGCCGTGCTCGACGCGGCGCAGGCGATCATCGACAAGGCGCTGGCCGAAGAGCGGGCGCTGAGCGACGAAGAGATGCGCCAGGTCGAAGACCTCAAGGCCAAAGCGGAGAAACTCCACAGCCAGGAAGCAATGGCGGAGTCGCTGGAGGATATGCGGGCGCTGGCGGCGAAGCCGCTGGAGAATGCCCGCAGCAAGGCGCCAAACGTCAATTTCGGGCAGCGCGGCGACAGCGAGGCGAACGCCTGGAAGGCATACCTGCAACATGGCGACCGCGGCGGTCTGCGCCACCTGCTACGGGACGGTGAGGAGGGCGGGCGTCCGCAGATCGTGCTGGACGTCCCGTCGCAGCGGCAGACGCGCATGGCAATCGAGCAGCGCGTGACCGACAGCACCATGAACATCACCACACCGGGAGATGGCGGGAATCTGGTGCCGACGACGCTGGTCGGCCAGATTGCACTGCGCAAAAACGAGCGGATGCTGGCGGAGCGGCTCGGTTGCCGCCGCGTGCCCGGCGTCGGCACGACGGTCAATTATCCTTATGAAGCCGCCGACCCGGACGTGTTCGCCACCACGTCGGAGCAGAGCGACGCGCACGGCAATAACTACGAGCGCGCCGCGTTCACAACGGCGCAGAAGGCGTTCACGCTGGTGAAGTACACGCGCAAGGTGGAGTTGACCGAGGAGATGCTGGAGGACACAGGCGTTGATCTGATGGGTTTCATCGCTGACAAGATCGGACGTGAAATTGCCCTAACGCACAACGGGCTGCTCGTGACCGCGGTTGCGACGTCGGGCACCAGCCTGAAGACCTTCGCCAGCAATAGCGCGATCGCGGCGGGCGAGTTGGAGCAGATCATCGGCAACGATGTCCTGGGCTTCTACCTGGAAAGCGCCAGTGATGTCCACTGGCTGATGCGCTCGACCACGCACTGGGCGATCAACGCGGTGACGGCAGATGCGCGCTTCTACGGCACCCAGCTTGAAGGGCTGCTGGGGCACGATGTCATCTACAGCACGAAGGTCGATGCGATCGGCGCGTCGAAGAAGTCGGTCTTCTTCGGCGACTGGAACTATGTCGGGTACCGTGAAGCGCCCGAACTGCGCTTCATCCAGGATCCGTACAGCGTGGATGGCATTGTCGTGCTGAAGTATTCGTTCCGGGCGTGCTACGGCGTGCTGCAGGCCGGCGCCATCGGCTACGGCGCACATCCGGCATAAGATAGCGAGCGAGGGGTGAAGGGCGCTTCGCCCCTCGCCTGATGGAGGCGTTATGTTGGTGCAGGCGATGACGTCCTTTGTGGCGATAATCGGCGGGCAGATGATGACAGTGCGCGCCGGCGAGGTGTTGGAGTTGCCGGAAGGCGCTGACTGGCTGACCGCCAACCTGGCGATCCCGTTCGTGGAAAACGGAGAGCCAGTGGAGATCGAGATGGCCACGCTGAAGGGCACCGAAAAGGCGGTGACCCGCCGGAGGAAGGGATGATCGGCACCTGGACGCTCTCCACACCGCCCGCCGCCGAGCCGGTGACGCTGGCCGAGATCAAGGAGCACCTGCGCATCGACGGCACGGCGGAGGACAATCTGCTGACGCTCTACGCGCGCATGGCGCGGGAGGCGGTCGAGGCGGAAACGTGGCGAGCGCTGATGCCGCAGACCTGGACGCTCTACCTCCCCGGATGGCCAGCCAACGGCGTGATCACGCTGCCGAGGCCGCCGCTGCGGAGCGTGACGAGCGTCACGTACACAGACGAGGACGGCGTGACGGCAACACTACCAGCAACCAGCTACCGCGTGGACACGGCCAGCGAACCCGGGCGCATTGTCCTGGCGCCGGGCGAGTCGTGGCCGACGGTGGCGCTGGATAGTGGCAACCCGATTGCCGTGACGTTCGAGGCGGGATACGCCAACGCAAACTCGGTGCCGTGGATCGCCAAGGCGGCGATCCTGCTGCACGTCGGTGATCTCTACTTGAACCGCGAGGCGACGGGGGCGCCGGTCGAACTGTCGCCAACCATCCGCCGGATGATCAACCTGCTGAAGGTGCGGACATGAAGCGACTGGGCGCGGGCGATCTGTGCGAGCGGGTCACGATCCAGACGGCCACCGTGACGCGTGACGACTACGGCGGCGAAGTGCTGACATGGACAAACACGGCGACGGTCTGGGCAGCCGTGCGCGAGCGCGGCGGGCGTGAGCCGGTGATCGCCGACCGACCGGTGATGATCGTGAATTACGAAGTAACGATGCGCAGCGGGGTCACGGTGACGCATCAGAATCGGCTGGAATGGCGCGGAAAGCATCTGAACATCGAGACGATCACGCCGCAGCCGCGTGACGGGCTGATGGTGCTGCGCTGCCTGGAGGCGGAGGGGTAATCCATGGCGCGGCGACGATCAATCAGTGTGAAGATCGAGGGCGTGGAAGAAATCCGCAAGAAGCTGAAGGAAGTGGGCGTAAGTCCCAAAAGCCGAAAGTTCAGTCAGCTGATGCATCGAGGCGCCGAGATGCTGGTCGAGTCGGTGCAGGACAAGGCGCCGCTCGGCGCGACGGGCAATCTGCGGGCGGGCGTCTACGCGGCGTCGTCATACCGCAACGACTTCCGGCAATTGACACGGCGCGGCAGGCGGGTCAATGAGCCGCTGAAATACGTCAAGACCAACACGGCGCTGGTCGTCTCTTCGACCTTCTATGCGCGCTGGGTCGAAAAGGGGCGCAAGGTGCGCGCCGCCGATCCGAACAGCGGCAATAAGAGATTGCGCCGGGCAGTGGGGCCAGCCAAGCTCGGGCGCAAGCGGGGCAGGCCGTTTTTCCGGCCCGGGCTGCGCAGGCGCCGCGCCGAGGTGGAGGCATTTCTACAGCGGGGCATGGAGCAGATAGCGGTGGAGGCGTGGAATGATTGAGCAGCGGCTTGCCGACATGTTGACCGGCAACGCCACGATCGCGGCGATCTGCGCAGATCGCATCTATCCGGTGATCGTGCGCGAGAACACGGCGTTTCCATGCATCATCTACCGGCGGCTGTCGGGCAGCGGCGAGTATACGCTGACGGGGCCGATGGGCTGGCGCACG